GGTGTCTACTTGGCACTTTTGATTTATATCAACGCCAGCATTCCATCGAGTCGATGCGGCTATGTTGCCAACAACCTCGTAGTAGAACTTACCGGACGTGGCCCCCATCGTTCCGCGCACGTTGTCCCAATCGTTATTGCAGACCGCTTTTAGGTTGCCCTCCGAGAGAGTGACGCCGCTGCCTTTGTCGATTGGCGACATTACGCAGAAGGAGTCAGTAGGAACGTCTGTTCGAATGTCCGTTGTACTGATGTTCGTCGGCTCCCAGTGATTTTTGTTGCCGCTTTGGTCTCCGCCAAGATAGACGGGGTTTAGCTCGAATGGGGCTGTTATCTCATCAAAGTTAGCCCAATCAGATGCAGTTGATGTGCCGCTATACTTTGCCTCACCACCTGTTACTCGGAAGTCGTAGATGTGACCGTCCATTGAGTAAGATGCGTAACCGGATATTCCTCCTCCAATAGTTAGACCACCTCCCGCATCCCCAGACTGGTCGTACGAAAATCCGAACTTACCGTTAACATAAAGCCGCATCGTCCCGCTGTCACGGACAACAGCAACGTGGTTCCATTGACTTGTCGGGAAAACTGCATCTGTTGCGGGATTGCTTCCACCAGATGAGCCTGTGTAATAATGTACATCTCCCGCGTACTCGAATAACTGATTCTTATACAGCGCAGAAGCCCAAAGCGTATTGTAGGTTCCAGCCGCCGAATTAGAGGAATCAATATAAGCCCAGCATTCAATCGTGTAATCGGCTGTGCCAAAATCGTAATCTCCTGAAGTGCCGTCAACCCAAGCAACTATCTCATCCCCGCTTCCATCAAAGCGCATCGCAGTGCCGCTGGAATCAAACGGATTACCAACAGTGTCATCGTGATGCACACTTCCGGTAACAGTCAGTCCGTGTCCCTTCGCCGCATCAGCAAAGTCAGTGTCGCCATCGTTGCGGGCCACGGAAGTTACGAGGAGGTCGGCATCGTGGGCTGGCTGGGCGTCGATGTGGAATCCGTTTGTGCCGAATGATCCAGTGTAGGCTTTGGGAATATAGCCGCCGTAATTATTCGATTCAGTAAATGAGGTGTGGTCTAGTGCGCTACCTTCGATTCCGTATATGTCTGCGAGGTATCCGTCAAAATTGTAGCTAGTATTGCCGCTCCATCGCCCGAAATAAACATTGCCCCAAGCTGGGTAGGAAACGCTGGAGGACAGGGCGTGAGCTACCCCGTTAACATAAATGGTTATTGTGCCAGCGTTGCATGAAATCGTGAGGTGATACCAACTTGATGTATCTCTAAAAACGGCAGTAGTGTACCTGTAAGCTGACCCGTTCCAGATTGAAATTCGATCAGAAGAGTCGAAGTTGATTCCATCCCCACCCCAGCTAAAGAAATATTGCAATGAGGACAGTTTAGAACGCTTGACCCACATTGCCACTGTCCAAGTGGTGTCCGTGCTGCCAGTTGCTTTGTAGAGATTAGAGTTATTGCCATCATCCCACCGCAGCGAACGAGTTACAGGGTCGGCGGGGGTTGAGCCAGCCGCCGCTTTCTTGAGCAGTAATGGATTGCCAATAATCATGCTGTGGCTTTAAGCAACACCGCCGAAACCCGACTAGCGGACTCAACGTAGTAGGCCAGTAGATCAACACCGGACGTGGATGGCGTTGGGGCTGATCCGCTTTCAAATTTAATTCCGGAAAATGAAACCGCGCTGCCGTCATGCGTGATCGTGATGACGCCTGATTGACCGGCTGTTGGGTTGGTTACTGAAATTTGCGTAGTCCCTGAAACTGCTACCGCGTGGTTGTTGGCTTCGGACAAATCACAAACCCCAGCAGATGATTGGTCGCTATCCACGCCGCCCCGAACAGGAGCAGTGAAATTTGTGGCAGTGTCGGACTTAACAGTGTCCGCATCGTAGGCTTGAACGTCTGTGCCGATGGCGAGTCCCGTTATAGTTTTGTTGGAAAGAGTCTGGGTAGCAGATGTGCCGACAATCTCTTGATCAGCACCAGCAGGAAGCGTGAGCGTGTTTGTTACAGCGGCAGAATGCGGTTGAGCGATAATAGTCTGCCCGTGGCTGTTTGATTCGCAGTTCAGCTTAATTGCACCAGCATTCGTGTTACCCTTAAACACCGTTGCGCCTGTTCCGTTCGGAGCAATCTCAATGTCAGCGTTGGATGTGCTTACGATGTCCTGGCCGTTCAAATCCAGATCGCCACCTAGCTGGGGAGAGGTATCGGTTACGATGTTAATTGCAGCAGGTGACCAGCGACTATTGCCGTTATCCCAAATCAGACTTTCACCATCGTTCGGAGCAACATTCTGAATGTCACGACCCTGCAACTGGTTGGCGTTGGTGGCACTACCCGTGGTCGGTTCCCACTGGCTTGCACTATTGTTCCACGAAAGGGTTTGACCATCTGACGGAGCCGAGCTTGCGACATCCCTGCCCTGTATCTTGTTGGCATTCCAGTTGGCAGTAGCTGCATCGAGTGTGGCAGCAGTGCCAGCGTCACTTACCTGCGATGCTGTGATGGAAATATCTACGTCAGTGGCTGTGGTGATTCGCCCTTTAGCGTCAACCACTACTTGAGCTACTGTATTCGCATCACCGTAAGTTGCAGCAGTGACACCGGAGTTAGCCAAGGTGGAGGCGATTGATACATTACCCGAACCATCCACTCCGGTTGCCGTGCCAGTAACATCACCCGTAAGCGCAACATCCCGTCCCGTTGCCCATGCAGTTGCAGTAGATGCATTTCCGGTTAAGGCAGCAGTGATAGTTCCAGCGGCGAAGTCACCAGAGGAATCGCGCTTGACCACTTTGCTGGCAGTATTGGTTGAAACCGCATTGGCATCCTTGACCACTGCGATAGCTTCATACTCCGAGCCAGTGTAAACCAGTGCCTCGCCGTCAGTAGTGGGATCAGTAGAACTAACAGCAACACCCTGAATCGATGTCGCATCAGACCCGCCTCCGCCACCTCCGCCACCACCTGTAATGGTAACCTCGGAGACTCCAGTAACCCGCCCCTTTGCATCAACAGTGAAACGGGGGGAAGCAGTAGCAGAACCGTATGTGCCAGCAGTGACTGCCGTGTTCGACAAAGTAGATGAAATGTCTACATCCGCTGTGCCATTGAAATTTACATTGCCAGTGACATCTCCGGTTAGCTCAATGTTCCTGGCAGTAGAAAGTTGGTCGGCCTTGGTGGCTGTACCAGTGAAAGTTGCGTCAGTTCCGTCCGTGCCACTATCGAGAACTGAAGTGCCGTCTGTAGCTTTTACGTCTCCGGTGACATTGCCAGTGACATTGCCGGTAATTTGGCCTGTGACATCCAGAGTACCGGCTACGGCAGTATTCCCGCTAGTCGCGTTGACCGTAAGTTTGTCCGTGGCTACGTCAAAGTTTCCGGTGGAAGTTAACGTGCCGGTGGATTTGACCGCCGCATCAGAAATTTGAAGTGCGGAATCGGTAGCGTCACCGTCCTGCACCGTGTCCAGAGACGAGGTAACGCCACTACTTGATGTCGTTTTGAGCAGTTCAGTGTAGCTCGATGCAATAGTCCGCCCCTGTAAAGTTGCCATTTAAATCCCCCACGCCTTTTTGATTTGTTTCTTACTGTATGAAGACTTGAAACCAGAACCCCCTTCAGTTTCCAACTTGTAATACCCGCGCCTTACCTGTTCAGTCTGGGACGGCATTCCGGTGGAGTTGCCGGTAAAGGCAAACCCTGTTGGTTCCAAACATCTGGAGTATTTTTCTCCATCAAAAATGATGTCTTTAGTTCCAACCGGAACCACCTCCTCGATGACCTCGCCGCCTTCAGACTTGAACTGGTAAATCGGCATAATTAGTAACCGGCTTTTTCGTCCTCTTCTTCCGCCATCTGAATCAAGCGATCTTCATCAGATTCTTCTTCCGAATCCTCTTTCTTGTGATCAACGTACTCGATGGGTTGGCCTTCAACGGTCTGAAGCTCAACATGGGCTTCTTCGCCATCAATGTTTTTGACAACGCCCTCGACGTTGTTCATTTGAACTGTATCGCCATTTTCGGGCATGGCAGCATCACCCTCTTCATCCATATTGGATAATGCGCCCAAAGGAATTTTAATCATTGTCTTTTTAGTACTGATTTCCGAGTTGCCGGAGAGGCGGGGCTTTTCAGCCCCACCCCCCACGGCGATCATAAGAACCACGCCTTTTGGTTTCTTACCTTTATGCATGGTCTGTTTTATTTTTAGCCACTGTATGCGGTCTTGGAGCGCATGATGGCGTAGTTGTCTGGGTTGAGGCGCAAAGCACCCCAATAGCATTTGATCGACACATTAATCTTCTGATCAAGTGGATCGCTCTTGTCCGGCCCGTCCGCAATAATGACCTTCGGGCTGAACGGAGACTGCGAACCCAAGTTCGGCACACCGTATGCCTGTTGTCCGAGGAACAGGGTGGCGTACACGTTCTTGTCAGCAGCAACGCCGTTTCCAGCAGAAGCGTCATAATCGAAACGATCATCGTCCGCAGTGTTGGCGTTTCCGCTAACAAACGGATTGGTGGTTTCGATGAATTTAGCACCAAACAACGAACCAACCTCACCCTTGTAGAGTTCGGAAACATTGCTGTATTGGGCGGCATTCAACCACTCGTTGACCTTCATCACATCACTCAAGACCTGTGGGCTGACCACCGCAACATACATTCCGCCTTTGGCAGGAGTAGCGCGATTGATTTTCAGCTTGGTCACGGCATCAAGGATGTCGCTCGCTGCCAGCGTATTGCCGGAAGTGGTGGCGCAGAAGTCGGTGTAGTCCGTGGAACCACCAGCGTACATCTCGGTAAGAGTGTCGCTGTTGTCCAGAGCAGAACCATCGCCGTTTTCTTTAGCGTCACCAGCCACATTGGAACCCACCAGCGTATTGCGAGTAAGCGTGTCCAAGTCCAGAGCAGCATCTTCACCTTGAGTTCTGATGCTTTGCTGGAGACTGTTGAACAGGTCGGTTTGAGTCAGGATGTCCGTCAACTCAATCACCTGACCGCGCTGAATGAGCGACTTGTCAATTTTGGTGAGCGAGAGGGAACGGGTTCCCGATGGTTTGGTTCCCTCGGTTGAGAGGGTTTCAATACCAGACGTACTCGGCGCGCCATAACGGAACATCGAGATTGCCTTGTTTCCGGCCTTTGCAGGAAGGGCGACCTTCTCTGCGAATTGATCCAAAACCAGTGCTTGAACAGCATAGGACAGCAATTTCTTGCTGAAATGATTCTGATACTGGTCGGATAATGAGGTACTAGTGTTAGTAGCCATAATATTATCTTTGTGTTAGTAGCGGGCTAGAGGCTATCGTCATGGGCCATCGCAGCTTGGAGCAAATAATTGTCCTGCTCGCCAACGTCCATATCGTCAAAACTCCTGTCTCCAGAAACTTTGGCGGTGGTAAATCCTCCCCCCACTGATGTTTTCTTTTCGTATTTGTTAACCAGTTGCTCCAGTTCACCTACCCGTTCCCGTAGGGAGTCGGCTTCTTTTGAGTTTTGGCGCAATTGAGCTACATCCACCGCCGCCTTCAATCCGTATGGATCAAATTGCAGCACTGGATAGGTAGCCATGAGAGACGCGACTTCCTTAAACAACTCCGAGTTAGGGTCGTTGAGTTCCGGATGTTTTTCCCGCAATTCATTTTGCTGGCTCGTCCGAATCTGTTCGACTTCAGCGCGGGAAGATTGTTCTTGGGCTTCTTTATCTCGCCCGCGATATTCCTCCGCGCGTTTCCTGGCCGCTGTCGCCAAGTCGGATTCACCTTCTTGGTCGAACTCTTTTGCCGCCTTCTCGAAGTCATCAGCGGAATGCCCGTCTTCATCACGATAGCCTTTGTTGGCAGCTACTTTCTGGCGTTGTTCTTCCAACTCCTTTTCGCGCTTCTCCAACTCTGCTTCCCGCTTTTTGGCATCTTCCTTCTGGGAGTTTATTTTCTCCCATGCTTCAGATTGCCTCTTGCGGTTTTTCTCGTACTTGCTTACCGGCTTCTCCTCTGCCTTCTCTTCCGGTTCCGGTTCTTCTGAACTGGACTGTTCTTCAGCGTCCGATGCCTGTTCTTCCTGCTCGGCTTCTTCCTGCATCTGCTCTTTGATTTCGGTTACATCACCTTCATCACTTTCGGGTTGCTCCTCGATGGTGACTTCAGGCTCTTCACCGGCCTCGATGGCGGCATCATATTGCGATGCCGCTTGAACCAGTTGCTCTTCAGTTACTTCTGCATTTTCTTCAGGCATTTAACGCTCCAATAATAATTGCTGTTCCTCGTCGCGCATACGCAATCAAAACGCGCGCCGTGCTGTGGGGTCTTCACTCATCGAACGTCCGACCCCGAATACGTCCGATGAAAGTTCGTCTACCGGCTCGATCTCGCGAGCCAGAGATTCGACAGTATGAACGGTCATTCTCATGCCGTTAGCAAAGCCAGCCTCATGCTGTAACTTGTTTCTGTCCGTTTGCGCTGCCACCAGAGCGTTTTGGCGCAGCACCATGTTAAGTAGTAAACGGCGGAACTTCCGCCCCTGCTTGCTAACCAGAAACTGGCGCAATGCATTGATATCATCCGCTTCCCATTCGGCGTCCTCCACCCAAGGCAACCTGCTACTCATCGCCCAAGCGATGCGGATGAATCTAAAAAGTCGCATTAGTACTTAACCTTCTTGGTCTTCTTTTTCTTGCCCTTCATTTTTTCTTTAATCGATTGATAATTATACTTTTCCTGCTTGGACTTTCAGATCGAGGCCCACCTTTTAGCGGTAATTTCCAAAGCAATCGTTCTGCGTTCTCTCTGGTCTGGTCAAAGTTGGGGTGTTCGTCTGCCAGTAATGCCATACCGGCCATTAAATCCTCATCGTATGCCTCTTTTAAAGTTCTCGAATTTGCGTCTTTCTTTTCTTTAGGCCGATCCTTACCTTCCAATATCATTTTTGAAAAATATTCTGCCGCATTTATAGGTAAGTCAGCATCCTTGATGTCGGTGACTGATGAATATGCGTTA